GAGGTGCAGGGGCGGGGGCCTTCGAGCTTGCCGATGTCTTGCGCCCAGGTTTTAAACCTGCACACGGCACCGCTGGTCACGGCGCACTCGTTGTTGGTGAAACCTCCGGCGGCATCGTAACCCATTTTTTGGTTGGCCTGCTTTTTGAGGCGGCCTGTTTCGGTCTTGTATTCGTTGGGCTGCCAGAAGCGGATGGCGGCTTCCACCACTTCGGCGCTTTTGTCATCGTCAATGCTGAAGGTCCAGAAGGTGCGCTGGTGCTCGGGCATGTCTGGGCGGCACTGCTCCATCGCTAGCGTGTAGAAGCGAGCCAGCGATTGGGTTTTGCCGGAGCCATTGGAGCCCCCGATGCCCATGGTGACGGGCACGCCGGGATTCTCCACCCGCAGGCGGCAGGTCTCCCAAAGGATGTCATCCCAGGAGCGGAAGAACCACCCGTGGTTAAACGGGTCCTCTGCGGCTTCTTGGATGCGAGCTGCCCGCGCCGCCACGGCAGCCAGCGCATCCTCAGCCCCGAGCGCCATCAGCTCCTCCACCGTCAAGGGTGGCAGCATTCCATGCGGCCGCTGCTCTGCTTGCAGCAGCTCGAAGGCGAGGCGTATTTCGTCAGTCATGGGGTTATTCAAAATGGGATGTCATCGCCTTCGACTCCGGCGGTGGTGGGGCCTTCGCCGAAGACTTCGCCCATGGTTTCGCGGCCGGTGGCGGTGCCGACGCCGGGAGGTGGGGAAGGTTCCCTCAAGCCTCCGCCAGCGGCTCCCCGAGATTCACCGCAGAAGTCCCAGTGCTCGACAACGGTGAGTGTTTTGGTTCGTGGCTTGCCGGTTTCTTTGTCAGTCCACTTTTCCTGAGCGAGTCGGCCTTCGATGAAGATGGGTTTGCCTTTGTGGAAGTGCTTGGCGATGACTTCGGCCTGCTTGTTCCATGCCCGCAGTTCGCCGTAATAGGTGTCCTCTTTGACGTTGTTGTTTTCATCCTTCCAACGGCGGTTCACGGCGATGGAGAAATCCAGCACGGGGGTGCCTTTGGGGGTGTATTTGAGTTCGGGATCACGGGTAAGATTTCCCGCGAGCATGATTTTGTTCAGGTTCATGAGGTGTGTGGAGGTTTTGGTTAGTATCCGGGCAGGGTGACTTGGCGGAAATTGGGGTTGGTGGAGTAGAGTTTCAGGGTGCGACCGATGAAGCGTTGATAGTTTTTCCGGTAGCGGAGGCAGATCTCGTCAGTGGTGGCTCCCCAGCGGTTTTTGGTGATGATGGCACGGGCGTGCTCTTCGTAGTCCATGCGCTCGGGGGTGTATTCGGAGGGCAGGCCTTGGCCGTCGTGCCAGGCCTCGGGGAACTCGCGGCGGTAGCTGTCCACCATTTTGCACCAGTTGATCTGCCGATCTTCATCGAGTGCGTGCCATTTATAGACTTCATCTGGGCGATGGATGAACATGATGTGTGTGGGGTATTCGCCGAGTTCGGAGGCTCCTCGAATGTCGCCGTTTCCAGGGGGGCGGTTGCGTGCTTGTTTTTCTCGGCCGGCTTTGTCGAGCTGGACGCAGAGGATGATGAGCACCTTGAGGTTTCGGCGGAGGGAATGGAGGGTTTCCATGATCTCGATCTGGCCGACGCGGGGATCGTTTTTGCCCTGCTTGGTGCTGGGTTTGAGCTGGCCGAAGTGGTCGAAGATGAAGCAGCGAACGCCGTGCTTGCGATGCAGCATGGTGACTTTGGCGCGGAGTTCGTCGGCCTCCAGGATGCTGCTGTCATCCCAGAAGAGGGGGGCTTGTGCGACCTCTTTCACGGCATTGGCGATGCGGGCATCGTCTTCGCGTTTGCGGTGGCCGTTGCGGCTGACGGAGACATCGACCTTTGCCCGACCTAGCACGAGGCGATGCCCGAAGCCAGTGACGCCCATCTCCAAGGGGAACATGGCGGTGGGCACTCGCTGGTTGATGCCGATGTTTTCCAGCAGGGTGACGGCGGCGCCGGTCTTGCCCATGCCTGGGAAGCCGCCGAGCAGAAGGAAATCTCCCTCGCCATCGGGTGCTAGGCCATGAAAAGCGCGATCGACATCTGCCCAGCCGGTCTGAATGCCGATGATTTTGCCGCGATTTTGGCAGACTTGCTCAAAGGCATCGACCCAGCGGCCGGTCATTTCTTTGCTGTCGATGATGCTGGAGCCGCCGGTTTCGTTTTGGAAGTTGTCGAGCACTTTGAAGGTGCGGTCTTCACCACGAGCGAGCACTTTGCCGACATCTTCATCGACCTCTTCCCGGCCTACTTGCTGGGCGTCGTGGATGTTTTCGGCACTGGCTTGGATGAGCTGGCGAAGCATCCATTTGTCCCGCACGATCTTGCGGTATTGGACATACAGGGCAGGGCTGGGGACGAAGGTGAATAGCTCAGTGAGTGCTGCGACGCCGCCGACGCGGTCGAGTTTGCCCTGATCGCGCAGGGTGTTGGTCATGAGCTGGATGTCAACAGGGACGCCGGAGTCGTAGGACTTCAGCAAGACCTCAAAGAACTCGCGGTTGGCGGGGTGATAAAAGGCCTCGGGCGGAGTGATGAGCCGTGTCTCGGTGATGCGCTCATTGGGGTCTTGAACGAGGCAGGAGAGAAGGGATTTTTCAGCTTCGTCGGAGTAGGGCAAGGCCTTGTTGACGTTTGCCAGTAGCTCTTCGGCGGTAGGATCGCCTTTTTTGCGCGCAAATGGGCTGTATTCGGTGAGTGCTGGGTCTGGTTCCATCACGCGGCCCCCCTTTCTTTTTCGCACCAAGCCCGGATGTCAGCCTGCTCGGCGATGCCAAGCAGTGCCCACGGGCCGGGAATGTGGCCGTAAAGCTCGTGGCAGGCCTGCTCAAACTGAGGCGGGCAGGGGTTTTCAATGGCTGGCGGCGCGCCCCCTTCTTTTTTTTCGGGTTCAAACGCAGGTCTTTGAAACGAGGGGGTTGTGTGGATCTTGTCCGTGAAGAGGCCTGCCCAGTTGCTGGACATGGAGGCTTGGACGCTGGCTGCGACGGCTGAGGGTGGGAAAGCCTGCTGCTGGGAGATCAAGGCCTGCCATCCGCTGAGGGTGTAGCCTTCCCGACGTTCCTGCTTGTAGGTGAACCAGCGTGTGAGGGGCTCGATGTAGCCGGTGGGAATATCTTCAGGAAAGAGTGGCTCTGTCAGCTTGCCTGACTTCCCCCGCTGGCGGGGGTTAGGGGGATTGGATATGGATATTGGATGAGGATTACGGAGTGCGCGCACGCGAGGCATACCGTCTGCATTGCGTGCGGTGTCCGTTTGCTGTGCATCCGTTATGCGTTCGCTATGCGTCTGCATTGCGTTCGCATTCCAGCGGGTGAGTGATGCTTGCTTGGCTTTGCCGGATTTTTCATGAGCTTTCATGAGCTCTTGCTCGATCCTTTTTTGTGTCCAGCCGTGGTCGGTGAGGGTGAAGAACTCCTGAATGACGCTGGAGACGGCCTGCTGCTCGGGCTTGGTGAAGGCTCCGCAGATGCGGTGGAGGATGTTTTCGTCCTTGGGCAGGGCTCGCTCGGTGGCGTAGCAGTAGTCCATGAGCACGGTGTAAGCGCCATGCTCTAGGAGTGTGAGGTGTTTGGTGTCCTTGGCGTAGTCGCCGAGGTGGCGTGAGTAGGTGTGCATGGCTGGGTTAAAGGGTATCAGCCGCCTCGTTGTTGCCCTGGGGCATCACATCGCCCGTAGAAGTCCCAGGTGAGGCGGCTGTCTGCGGCAACAGAGCCGGAGAGTGGGTGCCGCGAGCGATGCCTTGAGCGATCTGCTCGGCGGCGATGAGGGTGGTCTGCTGAAGCACGAGCTGGACGGCTTCCTGCAAGATCTGGAGGCCAAGGGGGGCGGCTTTTTTTCCGCTGACGAAATGCACATGCTGGTCGCTGCGGCGCTCTATCTTCAGCATGGGCCACATGAGGCCTTCGCCGCGGACTTCATAGACAAGAACGCCGATTTCTGAGGGGAGTTGGGTGTTGGACATGGGGGATGGGTTAGCTGTGGTTGCGAATGAGTTGACGCTTGGCTCGTGGCGGGGTGGGGGCATGAGCGGCGTATTGCTCGGCGGTGAGCTCGGTGACGGTCTCGATGCGGCAGCAGTCGGCGTGGCCGCGTGCTTTTTGCCGGACGGCGCCGTCGGAGTCCTCGCGCCAGTATTTGATGATCGGCCGGCCGCTGAAGTCGCGGAAGGTGACACGGTAGAATCGACGCTTCTCAGCCATCGGTGCGGCCCTCCTTTTTTTGTTTGGCGCGGATGGACTGGGCGGCTTGTGTCAAACGGCGCGCCATCTCGCCGCACTGATCCCACGAGGCGTTTGGCTGGGAGAGCCAAGCATCGACCTCCAGAAGCAGAGATTCATAGCGCTCCAGATCCTCAGCGAACTGATAAAGGGGCCGCTGCCAAGCGGAGGGGACAAATCCCGCTGCACCGGGGCAGCCAGTTTCCTGACAATCCGCCGAGGAGGGGAGACGACATTGAGGGCAAACGAGTTTACTCATGGGATTCGGTTTTTCAGTTCAGGCCCGCTCAGCGGCGTGTGTGGCTGGGGCCGCCCTTCTTTTTTAGAGGGGCAGAAATCAGGGGGAAGCAGGCGCTCAAGACCTGCGGCAATGGGAACAAATTTTCACCGCACCGATGGATAGGATAGGATCGGGCACGAGCAGCGTCCGGACCCCCTCCCCCCCTGGTCAAACCAAGCTCGCCGAGCCCATCCGCCAGCGTGCATTCATGGTAGTGATGGATACAACCGTTGAAAATCAACGCATTAAAAGCACGAAACAACAGATTGATAATCCTTTGCCCGCCCTTTGTGCACCGATTCCAGCTCGATCCAGCCCACGCACCGCATTGCCCACATTCTCCGCGCCCCTGAATCCATTCCAGGCCACCACCCAGCAGGCAGCAGAGACAATGGACACCTAAACTGCTCCACAGAAACGCAGCAGCCACAGAGCGCCGCCCAGATGAAACAGCAGACTTCACCGCTTCGATCCCTCCCCGCTAAAAAAAGAAAACGCCCCAGGCTCCCGGTGCTCCAGACGCAGCGGCAGCTCATCCAGCGCCGACTCCGGCACACGCACACGGCGGCCCAGCCTCTTAGTAGGCAACAGAGGCTTAGAATCCAAAGCGCAGAGTTTATAGGTCCAATCAAAAACCGTCTTTTCCGGCACGCTCAGCCTTCTCGCCACCTCCTGCACCGTCAGCAGCAGCACCACAGGCCCCGCTGGCCTGCCCACACGGCGCGCCCCAGCCCTCACAGACGAAACACCTTCAGAGTCAGTCATAAGCGAAAAAAGAAAAAAGGGGCAAAATCATCCATCACGCCGCCAGCACCGCCGGAGCCACACAGCGGCACCGCTCAGCCTCACACAGCGCCCGGTAATCATTCCAGGCCGCCCGAGTCATCACCCAGCACGCACCGCCCTGGCCGCGTGCGCCGATGGGCAAGCGCCCATCCGGCAACGGCCAGCCAGCCACCGCTTCAAAGCCGGCAGCAAAAAAAAGAGCCTCAGCGCTCAGCTCATCCAGCCCAGCAGGGGCAGAAAAAAAAGGAGCAGGCACACTCACAGCGCACCCCCCTCCGCAGAATCCACAGGAGCAGCAGCAGCAGCAGGAGCCAAAGCAGCCAGCCGCCGCTCACGATCCGCAGCCAGCCGCTTCTCCCACTTCAGCACCACCGCCGCCACATCGGCAGAGGGATTCAGCCGCCGAGTCTGCTGGCAGGTAGCCACCAGCACGTCAAGCACAGTCAATTCAGGGTCAGTCATACAGAGCAAATTTGAAATCAGGCCAGAATTGCATGGATTAACCCATCGCGCAAGCTCGACTTGCAAACAAATTTATCTTGAAATAATACTTGCGCCGCAAGAATTAGCGCGTAATCTATCCCCGCCGCTATCACCGGCCCAAACATCAACACCGAATCCACATCATGAGCACCGCCCTCACCATCCGCCCGCAGTCCGCCAAACGCACCGACCGCAAAACCCGCAAGGAAGCCACCCCGGAGCAAAAGGAAGCCGCCGCCGCACGCCGTGCCGGCATCAAGCAGCTCTGCGCCATCGTCAAAGCCCTGCCCGTAGAAAAGCGCGTCCTCCTCGCCGCCTCCTACGGCATCCGCAGCGCAGAGGGCCGCGAGCTCTCCCCCTTCAATCAATGCCTCCTCGTTCATCAAAACTCATCAGTTTCCATCGTGGGCGGCTTCCAGCAGTGGAAGAAACTCGGCCGCAGTGTCAAGAAAGGCGAGCGCTCCCTCGCCATCTGGGTCCCCTGCGGCAAGCAGGCCGAAAGCGCCAATGACGCCGCCGCGAATCCCGACACCGACAACGACCGCTTTTTCATCCTCGGCAGCGTCTTCGACATCACCCAGACCGAGACCGATGACGAAAAAGCCGCACGCCTAGCCGGTGAGACCCTCGCCCTGCCAGCCTCAGCGCTTGCCCTGCCCTAGTGCTCCGCAGCCCTCGACATCGAAGCCGAGCCAATCACCGACGAGCCCGAGCCCGAGCCCGCCGCCAGCATCCAAGCCGAGTTCACCCTCTGCGACTAAACCACCCCATCCAGCGCGGGCGGTTCCATCCCTCCCGCCTCTCCACTCTTTCCCTCCTTTCCTCTCATGAAAACAATGCTTTCCAAATATGCCGGAACCTGTGCCGCTTGCTCCCGCCCCATCGCTAAAGGTGACCTTATCGCATGGAGCCGCGCCAGTGGTGCCCAACATCCTAAATGTGCCGGGGTTTACCTACCACAAAGCCCGCAGGACGTGCGCGCCCCGTGCTGGATCTGCGGCGATCCAAGCGGCAAATTCCGCCCGCATGGAGCCGCTACGCCGGTTCACTGCGACAAGTGCCACGCCGCCCGCCCGCCGGTCAACGGTAGCCGCTGGACGCCTGATTTCAGCGATACCACCTATGAAGACCAATGTGCCGCCGCCTGCGGCTTTGGCCTCTAATCCCTCCCGCCTCTTTCCCCTCTCTTCACCCCTTCCTCATCATGAACGCTCAATTTCTCCGCCACAAAGTCACCGGCATTAAATACCTCCGCCTTGCCACCGGCTCCATCATCCCCGTTTCCGACCTCCCGCGCCTCGCCGGCAATGACGCCGACCTGCGCAGCATCGAGATCAAGTGCGAAACATGCCACACCTGGCACCCCTGCCACGCCATGCAGCCACACCCCACCGGCCTCCAGTGCCGCGCCTGCATCGCCACTGCAGCCGCCGCCGCCAGCCCAGAGAGCGAGCACGCCGCAGCCATGCGCAAAGCCGCCGCCCTCCTCCGCCTCGCCCAGTCAGACAACCCGCACGAAGCCGCCCTCGCCGCCGCCCGCGCTCAAGAAATCATCGACCGCTACAAACTCAACCTTGCCGCCCTCGATAGCGCCCCCAGCGAGGAACCCGCCGAAGAAATCCGCAACTTCAAAGACGACCCGCTTGATAATGGCGGCCTCTGGAAAGCCCTCCTAGCTCAAGCCGTCGCCAATGTGAATCAGTGCAAAATTTACACCTCCGGCGGCAATGTCCATATCATCGGCCGCCCGTCCGACGTGGCCATTGTCCGCCCCTTCCACGCCTACCTCGCCGGAGAGATCGAGCGCCTAGCCTCCCGCCACTGCCGCGGCAACTCCCGCACCTATTGGAACAACTTCCGACTTGGAGCCGTGGAGACCATCAAGCAGCGCCTCCAGGCCTCCCTCGCCTCCACCGTGGAAACCGTAAAGGCCGAAGCCCTCGCCGCCGGCAA